TAGTTGTGTTTGTTAATCCTATTTGCTTTGTGAATTGTAAGTGTACATACACCATAAATTCATCTTTATTAAGGTGATATTTGCTCCCAAAAGCAAATGCCACATTCGGTATCAGTCCATAACTTTCCTTGTTCATCTTCATTGTTATTATTTCCCCTTCAATTTAAATATCTCTTTGATTTAACATTTTTACTGTTACTTATTACGTAACCCTAAATCTTTTCCACGTTCTGCATACTCAATCAATGCTTTTGTTAGTTCTGGTGTCTTCTCGAATAACCAGAAGCGTTTTAGAGTTTTGTCATGCAGAGCCGTTAGAATAAACTTGAAACCTTTCTCATATCTCAAAAACTCATGTAAATTTGTTGAATAGCAAAAGAAGTATTTTTCTTCTCTCATTTTTATTTCCTCCTTGATTTGAACGATAATGCCTGTATTGGCTTATCATTTGAATGTCATATTGATTTTGTTTTTTGCTGTTAGAGCAATAGAGAACACTTCTTTTTCATATTTCTCTTCAACTCTATCTATGTTGTAATATGGGTTATTGGGTAACACCAATTGCTCCCTCTGGAAACATTTTCTTAAATAGAAAACATCTTCTGGTAATTCAATAGCCAATCCTAATGCTTTCGAAATACCCTTTAAATCCATAACTGTTTGCAATCTCCCATTACTATCAATCTTGATTTTCATGGAAGAATCGTATTTCATTTTTATCTTTGTAAAGTCCCTTACTGTGTATTTGTTCTGGATGTCTATTAATTCCTCAAGTCCTAACTTTCTTAACCATTCATTTTGAATGTGTTTAAAGCCACGAAAATGACCTAAGTAAGAGGAATCGATACTAAGCAATAACATCTTTCCTTCATCGCTCTGTGGAAGCGGTAGACCGTAATAAGACCACATTAAGAGGGTTGTACTCATAGCATATTTTTCTGTATAATTCTCCCTGCTAATGTTCTCAATTACATTAGGGTTTGCACTTAATGGATTCACCCTGTCATACTTTGAAATTCTTACAACATGATTATCCCAAGTTCTTCCTTGCATCAATGCAACGTCCACGCCTATTGCAACTCTTCTATCTCCCTTGACTGAATAGAAGTTCTCAAAGTCATAGAAGTGCTTCACCTCATATCCTTTTATGTGCTTCAAAATAGAAACACCTACTAAACTATCCAAGTCATCACTAAGACAAGTGACAAAATCACCATTTTCTCTTGTCCATTGAGGGAATTTTTCTTTAAAATCTTTCTTCATAAAAAAGCGAAAGTTGGACTTTCACTCTTGAAACTTGCACTTAAAACTAATAAATAAAACCACGATTTTATTGTCGTGGCTACCTTGTAATCCTTATATTCCTTGTATCCCTGTGCTTATGGATACAAGAGTTAAGTTTTAACTACCTTCACTATACCTTTCTCCTTTCATTTACCTAATTTTTGATTTAACCGTTAGTATGATTAATAAGAATCAATAAACTTTTTGTACTTCTCAATTTTTTCTTTATCCATACCGCAAATATCTGTTTCATATTGACTGATAAGCGACATGGAACAGCCAATATACTCGGCTAACTGACGTAAGCGAATCTTCTTTTTTCTACGCTTGATGATGTATTCATCTTTGACGTTCATTTGATGTACCTCCATTAAATTTTTCAGAATTTGCCAAAACAAATAGAAGATGGAAAAATCCATCTTCTACTATTAAGTAACTAAGTTATGTATTACAATTCATTATTAAGTATTATGTAATACTATTACGCTTTTAGTGTGTAAACGGCTACCGCTTTTTTGCTTGCTACTTCAAGTGTCGCTTCTGCAACGATTTGACCTTTAACACTGTCACCTGTTTTTGCAAGTGCTTCGAAAGCAGGTTGACGTAAGAAAGCAATGTTTACTGAATTAATATCAAATGCAATGATTTTGTCAGCAGGTACGTGTCTATCTAAAACAAAGTTTAATTTGCCGTAGTTAGTTACGATACTAGAAACAATCACACCAAATTCAGTTGTAACGTGTTGATAGTTGTAATTTGATTTGTATAGTTCGTCAATATACTCTTTAATATCAGCATTTACAAGAGCGTAAAACTCTCCATTTTCAATACCTTGTTCCCATAATTTACGAACCAACGTTTTAATTTCTGCTTCTGTGATTGCACCAGAAGTAGCACCAGTGAATTGATTTCCTGCAACTGCAAACTTTAATAAACCATCCATTTTACGGATACCAGAAACAGAGCCATCATCCTTAACACCATTAATAAGGCGTTTTTCGATAGAAACTTTAAGTTCTCCTAAACGGTCATTAATTTCAGAAGCGAATAAATCACTACCTGCTTTACCTGTTGCTTGTGCTGTACCACTAACTTGTGTGGACTTTAAGAAGATTTCCATAACGTTGTTTAGTTCTGCACGAACACCGTTATAGAAGTTAGTTGCTTCACTACCCTCTGCAACTGTTACGTCACTAAAATCTAAAGTTTTCTCTCTCCAAGTATGGATTTTTCCTTGACCGTCAACGTATTGACCTTTTGACATAAGTAATGTCATGAATGGTGTACTCATTGGAGCAACCAAAGCAATTTCATCAGTAAGATGAACGTTCTCTAAGTTAGTTAATTTTGTAGAATCTAACATTCTATTTTCCTCCTATATATTTTAAGAATTTAATTTTGCACTAATCATGTCTTTGACGTTCTTACCCTTTTTAGCGATAGAGTAAGCATCGACAGGTTTATAATTAGTAGGTTGATAACCATTGGATAATTCCAACGTTCCAACGATTTCTTTTAATTTTGTAATTTGTGTATTTAGAGCATCTGTGTCATCCACATCCACTCTAATGAAGTCCTTAAATACTTCTAAACCTTGCTCTTTTAGTTCAAGGTCTACTTGTTTTTGCCACAATTGGAGTGATTTTTCTTGAAGTTTTATTTCTTGTTCGCTCAACTCTTGTGGTTTATATTGAATCAACTCATCAATCTGTGCATGAAGTGCATCGATGTCTGCTTGTGTGTAGGTTTTTTCCTCTGGAATATCGCTATCACTTTTCACATCATCTAAAACTTCTGCATCTTCTAGTGTGTTGGTTTCAATCACTTCTGGATTGTTCAAGTTTTCATCCATTTTTATTTACCTCCCCTGTCTACTTTCTGTTCAATATGGCTCAATCTAACATCCATTCTTTCAATGGTGTCTGTAACCTTATCTAATGCCTGTCCTTGACGTTCAATGTGGTCTAGTAATCGTTCTTCACGATTCTTCGATTCTTTTCTAGTATCGAAAAATAACCACCCAAACAGGACAGCGAAAATACCATTATCAACTAACATTTGACCTATTGAGTTTAAGTCAATCGTTCCAATAATCATTGCCAAAATCTCTAACAATCTAACTCACCACCTTACTAATCTTGAACAGAGCAAACTCTAAATTTTTTCAGTAGGTGAGCAAAAAAAATCATTTTGCATCTTTATCTAGTTGCCATTCGATAAAATAAAGTAATCCATCAAGTTGTTTAACTTTATTTTCTAATTCGACTTGTCTTTGTGTGATACGTTCAAGACGTTCATTCACTCTGTTTAGAATAAGTTCGCTCTCTGCTAGAACCGTTTCTAATCTGTCTTGCTGTGCTTCCTTCATATCCAAAACATCAACAATAACATTTTCAATAGCCATCTCTTTCATTTAAACCACTCCAATTTTAATTTAAAACAAATAAGGAAAGAGTGTGGCTAACACCCTTTCCTACCAAAAGGAAAACAATGAAATGAACATCAGAAGTTCATTTCGCTATCATTAAGAATTTGTCTTACAAAAGACAAACTATTAGCAGGTTACAAGTGGTGGGTTCACAATCACCATCGTAACTAAAGAATCTGTTAAATCAACGCAACTACAACGTTTCGCAGGTCATTGTAATTTTTTGAAATAACACCAAAGGAGGAAATATCAATGAGTTGGATATTTCCAGTGAAGGAGTAAAAATAAAGATGAGTTCTTACCTCTTCATATATTAGTGCTTTTAGAAGCACTTTTGTTCGTATTTTTCAAAAGACATAAAGAAAAATACTCCCTCATTAATTACGCCCTCAACTAGAGTGTTTTGTTCGTATTTTCGAGAAAGATTTTTTCCTTCTCATTAATACGCCCTTAACTCCCCTATTTTGTATACATTTTTGTAAGGAATGAGAGTTTGAGAGTAGTCCTCTCATTATTTATCGTGTTTAGAACGACATTTTGTGCCACTCTGAAAGAAAATAAATAATCCCCTCATATATTAAGTGCTTTTGGAAGCACTTTTGTATACATTTTATTTTTGAGAGTGACCCTCTCAATATTTATCGTCTTTAGAACGGCATTTTGTGCCAGTTTTTCATACGATAAATATAC